CATTATTGAGACAGAGCAGGATTATGGCGAAAAAACCGAGACCGAATCCCGCGAGATCACGCTCGAGCCCGGTGTCGTCGAAAAGCTCTCGCCCCGCGAAAAATTCAATTTTGTCAAGCCCGATCGGCCGAACAGCAACATCGATCCCTTCATGCGCCTGATGCTTCGTGAAATCGCCGCCGGGACAGGCGTTTCCTATGAGAGCCTGTCAAGAGATTACTCCCAGAGCAACTATTCTTCGAGCCGGCTCGCCCTTCTCGATGATCGCGATCTCTGGCGTGTGCTGCAGCTCTGGTTCATTCGGAACTTCCGGATTCCTCTCCACCGCGAATGGCTTCAGCTCGCCGTCTTCAGCCGCGCCGTATCTGCCATTCCGGTTGAAAATTTCGCTCTCGATATGCCGAAATATAGCGCCGTGCGCTTCAAGCCGCGGGGTTGGACCTGGATCGACCCTCAAAAAGAGGTCGAGGCCTACAAAGAGGGCATTAAGGCTGGCTTCACGACCACGACCCAGGTCATCGCCCAGACCGGCGGTGGCATCGATATTGAGGACCTTCTCGATGAGCGCCGGAACGAGCTCGACATGATGAAAGAGAAAAATCTGATCTTCGATACCGATCCCCAATCGCCCGATTTCAAGAAAAAACAGCCATCCAATCCCAATATTCAGGATGGATTAAAGGCGAAAATATTCAACTATCCCGCCAAAGCCGGCGAAGGGAGGGAATGAGATGGATAAATGCCCAAAATGCGGAGCCGATCTCATTGATGGAAAATGTGCCGTCTGCGAAGAAAAAAGTTTCAGCGATGCAAATGGACAGACATGCCAGATCATCTTCATCAATCGCGAAACTTATCTTCTCGAGGAGCGCCCTTATGCCAATGAGCATGCCTGACGACTCGAGGATCCGGGTCAGTATGACTCGTTTGCAAGAAAAAACTGCGAGCAGAAGCATGACGGCAAATGTATCGATGTAATTTATGGCATCAAAGACAAAAAATCAGAGATCCAGGCATTGCGTTACCCGAAAGAAAAATGGAAGGCCGACGATGCCAGGGCCCACTGCAAAACCAAGGGCGGGTCTTTTGAGGCGGCCAAAGAGGAAAAAGGAGTTAATGAAGAAATGATCCGAAAAATAAAAATAGGAAAACAATTCCGTGAGTTCAACATCGAGCAACGCCAGATCGACCAGGAAAAGCGCACCGTGGAGCTCTCGTTCAGCTCCGAAGAGCCGGTCGAGCGATACTGGGGTGTTGAAATTCTTGATCATCAGAAAAAATCAGTCAATCTGCGCCGTCTCAAACGGGGCGGTTCTTTATTGATAAATCACGACATGTCGAAACAGGTTGGGGTCATCGAGGAGGTATCGATCGACGAGTCCGATCGCAAGGGGCGCGCGATGGTGCGCTTCGGAAAGAGGGGCTTGGCCGATGATATCTTCCAGGATGTGCTCGACGGGATCCGTTCCAATGTGTCCGTGGGATATCAAGTCGATGAAGTGGTGCTCGAGAAGGAAGAAAAAAATAAGCCGAGCATCTACCGGGTCACGCGCTGGGAGCCTTATGAAATTTCCCTTGTCTCTGTCCCGGCCGATATTAACGTCGGCGTGGGAAGGGCAGACGGGGAAACCAGGGAGATCGAGATCAGAATCCCAACGCAGATCGAAAAAGAAAAAGAAGAAAGGGTCGAGATACCCAGGGAGGAAAGAACAATGGATAAATGCCCAAAATGCGGAGCTGACCTCGTTGCCGGCAAATGCGCGGCCTGCGAGTCAAAGCGAGAAAAAGAAAATCCGCCCAATGCGGTGGAAATGGAAAAAAGAAGAAATGAATCAATTGCCAAACTTGCCCAGGCAAACAAGATACCGGATAACATTCGGGACACCTGGATCAATACCGGTCTGACAACGGATGAAGTCGCCGATCAGATCATGCTTGTCCTTGAAGAGAGAGGCAAAAGTAACCCGAGACCTTCGACCGAGCTTGGTTTGACCAACCGAGAAATCCAAAATTTTAGTTTTATCCGCGCGATCAAATCATGTGTGGAGAAGGACTGGAGGAATGCCCCCTTTGAGCTCGAATGCAGCAAGGAGGTAGCCAAGAAATTAAATAAAATCCTCGATGGAAACCGTTTTCTTGTTCCCTATGAAGTCCTAGAGCGGGCCATCGATATTCAAACATTATCCAGGATGCGGCCCAACAGCCGTTTTGTCCAGCGCGATATTTCTGTGGCTTACGGCGGAGGTGCCTACCTGGTCGATGTGACCAATATCGGGTTTATCGAAATGCTCAGGAACCGTTCTGTCCTATTCAGAATGGGTGCGAGAAGGCTTTCCGGTCTGCAGGGAAACGTTACCATTCCAAAACAGAGCGCTGCAGGGACAGCCTATTGGCTTTCCAGCGAAACAACCACTGTTACGGAAAGCAATCCGACCATTCTCCAGGTTGTGATGACTCCCAAAACGGTCGGGGCCTACACCGAGATCAGCCGTCAGTTAATGCTCCAAAGCTCTCCAGGGGCAGAAGGAATTGTTACGGACGACCTGGCTCAGATCGTGGCCATCGCGGCTGATTTGGCTGGCCTGAGCGGGACCGGTCTTTCCGGCCAGCCCCTTGGGATCGTGAATACTCCATTGATCGGGACTGTGACTGGTACATCGATCGCCTATGCCGGCATTCTTGAATTTCAATCGGATGTGGCAGGAAATAATGTCGTCCCGATCCGTGGAGGCTATGTGACTTATCCTGCCGGGGCTGTCATTCTCATGACTGAAATGAAGGCTGCAAACACCTTCTCCCCGTGCTGGGAAGGGAATGTCTGGGACGGCAATATGTGTGGTTTCCCGGCCATGTCAACCAACCAATTAAGTGCGGGTCTGATTTTTGGTGACTGGTCCGAAATCGTGATAGGTGAATGGGGAGTCCTCGAAGTCGAGGTCAATCCCTATGCAAGTTTCACCGCCGGTATCATCGGGATCAGGGCACTCTACAGCATGGATGTGGCAACCCGGCGTCCGATTGCCTTCTCCTATGCATCGGCCATTACATGATGATATAGGCCAATTGATATGATGACAACGAAGACTGCCGGGGCACTTGTCCCCGGCAGTAGATCAAAGGAGGATTTTGTGAGGCCCACTGAAGCAATGCAAAAGGTCAGAGCACTCAAATCTTTTTCCGACGGGAAAAGGGCGGTGCAGATCGGGGAGGAGATATTTCTCCCCACATCCCTTGCGATTCACGCCTGTGCCGTAAAAAAGGCAGAGTTCGTCAAGGATCCGCCGCCGGCAGATGCGCCGGTGGAAGCGGCAGGCGGCGAAGAAGCCGAAAGAAAATCCATCAAGAAAAAATGAATTTTCAAAAAAGGAGGATTGAAAAATGTTACCAGCAGAAGCCAAAGCATTAGCAAAGGTGAATCTTCTTCCGGCTGCAAATGCGGCCAACACAGCTCAGGCAACTGGCGAATGGGTTGCTGTTCCAGCGGCCGAAGGGGATTATGTGATGGTTCAGAATGTCGGGAACCTTACCGGGACCCTTGCCGGAGCCATCGAGACAGCAGAGGACGGGAGCGGCACAAACAATGTCGCCCTGCTCTTTGACGATGGAGCGAACTTCTCTTCCGTCTCGGCAGACAATAATATCCAGGTCAAATCGGTGGATGCCCGGAAGAATAAGGGCTACATGAAATACACCGGCACGGTTGGGACGGGCCCTTGTCCTTTCAGCGTTTCGATACTCTACAGACCGAAGACCACGACCTAAGAAAGGGGGGGCTATGTGGCAGAAGGCCCTCAAAAAGACGCTCTTTGTCTTGAATGTAGACAATTATGCCCCGGAAATCACGGAGGTCACCTATCCATTACTTAAGCGATATGCGGATAAAATAGGGGCACAGTTTTATGAGATCAGGGAAAGAAAATTTCCCGGGTGGCCTCCGGTCTATGAGAAATTGCAGATTTATGAGCTCGCTCAGGGATTGGAAAATGATTGGAACTTATATGTCGATTCAGACACCTTGATCCATCCCGACATGATGGATGTTACCAATTATATTCCAAGAAATACGGTTGCTCATAATGGGCAGGATATGGCTGGAAACCGATGGATTTATGATCGGTTTTTTCTTCGAGATGGAAGAAATATCGGCTCGTGCAACTGGTTTGCCGTCGCATCCGATTGGTGCATCGAGCTCTGGAAGCCACTCGATGATTTGACGTTTGAGGAGGCAGTGAAAAATATCAGCCCGACTGTCAAGGAATTGAATACGATAATCACTCCGGAACACTTGATCGATGACTACACATTATCACGGAACATCGCAAAATACGGGCTAAAGCATATCACGTTCCATGATATCTGGAAAAGCCTTGGTTATAGGCCTGATGCCTTTTTGTGGCACATCTACACATCGACAGTGGCCGAAAAACTCGTGGAGATGAAGAAGGTATTAAAAATATGGAAGCTGCTTTAAATTATATTCATCCTGATCCTCCGATTGAAGGT